CGGCATACGAGATTCCTCTACGTCTCGTGGGCTCGGAGATGTGTATAAGAGACAGCTCTATATGTAAGAATCAAGATTTAAAAAATTCTCTATAAACGACGATATTGTTTAAGATAGAGGAATTTAAGAGGTTCAGTTTTTTGTCGTGTTTCTATTAGATTTCCAATCCAAACTTTTGAGGGTTTTTTATTGGTATTTCACAGATATTATTGGTTAAATTGTCTGTATGCCAAGATATGATTATAAATGTTTGGAATGCGATAAAGTGTTCGAGGTTGAGCAGAAAATGACCGATGATCCTCTCGAGGAGTGTTTGTGCAAAGATGAGCAATTCTTAGTCAAAAGGATACCTTCTAAGCCATTATTGGTCATAAATGGTGCAAGTTCAATGCCAGATCGCAAATTATATAAAGAATTGGATATAGATTAATGTTTGATTATTGCTCATTAGTACAGAAGAAATGTTCTTACGCCAGTAAGGTAAAAGACATCACCTATTGTGGGTTACACACAGGAAACAAAGAGCAAAATAGAGTTGATTATATAAAAGTATGTCCAAAAGAAAAAATTAAAAAGAGGAGATAGCTATGCCGTATCACAAAGGAAAAAAGAAAAAGAAAAAAGGTAAAAAGAAATAATGCCTAAGCACAAAAAAACTCGCAGGAAAGCACCAAGAGGGTATCATTATATGCCAGATGGTAGGTTAATGAAAAACTCTGCTCATAAAAAGAAAAAGAAGAAAAAGAAATGAATGTAACTACCAGTACAGCCAGAAACTTTATACCGAAACGCTTGTTTGGTATGCGAAAGAAGTCTATTAAACAAAAGCTAAAAGGTAGCCCTTTAAAGAAAAGTATTATTTTGAAATACGCTAAATGAAAGACAAAAGTATTTATAAAAAACCCAATGGAGCAGGGAAAGGCGATGTGCCACGACCTTTTAGTATTTCCAAGAAAGAATACGAAAAGCGTTGGGAGAAGATATTCAGACCTAAGAAAAAGAAATGAGAAAGTCATTATTTAACGACCGTACCATAAAACGAAATGGTGCTAAAAAAACTCGACAAGGTAAAAGCACGAATACCAAGTATGGAACAAAAGGTTCTAAGAAGTATTATAAAAAGAAATACAGAGGACAAGGTAAATGAGCAATATCGAACTAAAGAAAGCCAATCAACTTGCTGCTATTGATTTATTGATTCATAATCCAGAGCTAAACAAAAAACAGATAGCCGAGCAATTAAAAGTAAGTCCACGCACCATTCATAGCTGGTTTGCTGATGATAGGTTTGTAGAAATGTACTATAAGAAGTATATGATTTCTTTCAACGCCAAGCTACCGATGGTATTAAATAGTATGATTCGTGAAGCTGTTGAAGGGAATGTCCAGGCAGGGCGTCTGGTATTAGAACATTCAGGGAAGCTGGTTAAAAACATCAATGTAACCGTAGATAGTCCATTTGAGAAGTTCTTGAAAGCTGAACAAATAGACGCTGACGAGATTATAGACGCCGAAAGCGAAGAGGTTACAGAAATACTGGATACGCTTCCAGAAAGAAATCCCATAAACGACAAACCGAAGAAACGAGATATAAAAGAAAAGAAAGCAGTAGAGCAAATCAAGAAAGGAAAGAAACCTTATAGACAGAAACGCCGAGAGGATAGAGCAAGTAGATACGCTTTATTACAGAGAGCTAAGAAAGTAGGGTTAGATCCATTGCCATCAAGGCGTCCGACAAATAGTGAAAGGCGTAAGTGGTTAGAGAAGTTAGCAGAGTTAGAGTCTAAGCAAGACCATACTCGTCAGGCATAACATCATATTTTTCAAACATTTCTGACATTTCCATAGAAACAGAAATCATATCATCAACGCTAATATCTTCTTGATGTATTTTTTTATTGGGTGCGACTTTAGAGCAGATAAAACCAAGTAAATCATTATTGGCTTCAGATATTTTTCGTAGTTCCACTACCATTTTATACAGTTCTTTGATTAAATCGTCCATTATTTTGATTTTATTGATTTACCTATTTTACGAAGTTTGGTTTTCAATTGCGATGTAAATCTCTCAAAATACCTATCTTTTAATTTTAAACTATCTATATAAGGCAACAATAAATCTCTTGCTTCTGCATTAGAAGCATAAAACCATTTACGCTGAACATTGTCTTTATATTCACCAGTAATACCTAAATGATAATGTCCGTATTTTACATTACTACCTACCCTCGCAGTAACTTTAGACATATTAGTTTTTACAGCACTTCTTTTTTCCATAGATTGTTTTAACTTGCCTTTAGCAATCATAAAGTCAGTAGCCATACCACCTTCTTTTTTAACTCTTAGCCATTTAGATTTAGGAGTATAATCAATAAACTTATTTCCCTGAATATCTTTTTGTGTTTTAAAAGTTTTTAGAGAATCTTTTCTTGCTTGTTCTGCTAAAGGTGCTAATACTTCTCGTACTGCAAATTGTGCTAAGTCTTTCTTTTTTAATTTTTTAAAATCGAAATCAACTTTGTTTTGCATCTTTATCATCTACGACCACCAAAGGTTGATTAATACTTGCATTCTGATCAATGATTCTATTAGCATCTTCAATACTTAAATCTTTGTTTTCTTCTGCAAGTAATTGTGCTTCTGTTGTTAAGTTATGTTTTAATTTATATTCATTTAACATAATCTTATCTTGCGTAGTCATAGGATATTCTACTTCAGCAAAGTCTACTTTGAACTCTGATGGTTGTGGTAAACCTAAGCTGTTTATTTCTGATAGAGCATATTCTACTTTGTAGAACTCTTTTTCGTATTGACGATATAATTCTTTATCGTCCATAAAATCTTCGTGGCGTTCAAGGTCTTTAATCATTAAAGAAATACCACTTGGTACTTCTCCACCTGATTGTGCGAAAGTAACAAATAAGTGATTATTTAATGCGACTAATTCTATTTGCCATTTTATATTTTCTATAACAGAACGAACATCTCCTTGTGGAGAAACTATGCTATAGTTACTTCCTTCAGGCAATGTTAAAATTTCATCTGATCCTGCTCTTACATTAGCATTATCAGAAATAATTCCAGTTACTACTGGTTGTCCAAACATTTGGAATCGTAATCCTAATTGCATTTCTGTCATTGTAATATTGATATGCTCATTAGCAGATACCAAGTCTGATGCACCTTCAACAAAGAAAGAGTCTAATTGCTCTTCTCTGTGTGTAAATACAAAAGGTAATACACCTAAGTTGTGTTGTACCTCTTCAAGAATATCACCATTCTCATTGAACTTTAAATGTAATTCGCTATCCCAATACGCATACATTAACTCATTTGTATCAGATAAGTCTGCGTGTCCGTGCATCATTGGATATACAATCGCTTCAGGTCTATAAGGGTTGTCACCAAAATATGGTTCAAAATAATAAATAGGACGATAATCAAAGCGTTGCTCTACTTCATCATACATTACATAAGTTGCAGTAGAACCAAGCAAACGAGTCATTCGTTCCATTTGTTTCATACGAGCATTTTTTACAACAGTTAAATCTATATAGTTTTCGTTTACATTTCTTTTTGCACCGATGGTATAAATACTGGACATACGATTGACAAACTTTTTCACGATGTTGGTATTGTAATGAGGTATTTCTTGGAATGCGTCAGATTTAAAATATCCTTCGATATATTGTTCGGTTAAAGAGCCAGAATAATAGTCTAAGGACTTTCTTACTTCTTCTCTACGAGCTTTCGCTTGTTCTTCTTTAAAGTTAGTTAATGAGTCTTGTATAATTTCTCGTGCTGTTAAAACCATCAAAGTATTCCTTTTTATCGTGATATTCTTCCAATGAAGTTACTTCTAATTGGAAATCTATTCAATATAAAATATCGGAAGGCATCGCAACCGTGTTCATAGAATCCATCTTTAATTGGATTGTTAGAGATAGCCTTCCCTTCTACTGCTTCTGGGAATCTATATCCCTCGAAATCTTCTGCAATACCTACACATCTTTTATCAATTTTTATTCTGCGTAATCCATCTGCATTTTCAAAGAAACTTCGACAATAGCTAACACCAGATTGTATATCTCTGGATAATTTGTCCATACGATATTCTACATAAATTCCGTGTTTGCGTAAGATATGAATATCACCTAAACCAGATTGTCCTTGAACGAAACTACCTGCTGGATCACCATAGTAAGTAATCACTGGATAATTCTTTTTCTTTATCATCTCTGCAAGTTTATCGGTTGGAATATTGCGTTCGTGAATGATTTCATCAATAATATTAATATGCCAATTACCATCTTGCTTATAAGTCTGAAACCATAATACTGATGGCATTCTAAATCCAAAGTCCATTGAACAATAGGTAGGTAGGTTTTCCTGGTATGGAACATTGCCTACATCTTTTTCTCTATCAAATGGATATACTCTTCCTTCCATTGAAGTAAACTTGGCTGCAAACTCCTGGTCAAATAGCTCTTTGGACATATTTCTTTTTCGTTCCATCAAGAAAGAATCTTTCTCGCCATCTGGAAATGCGTGTTCGTTTTCCCAACTTGGAGATTGTACTGAATACCACTTGTCATCTGTTTGCCCTAACAAGTACAAGTCATATATCCAATTAAACCCTTCAGGCGTAGTAATAAAAATAGCTTTCCCTTTTCTGTCAATAAGGGTAGGAGATAAATACATATCCCAAATCTTTCTTGGCATCTTTGCTGCTTCGTCAATAATTAATAAGTCTACACCTTCACCAACAAGAGAGTCTGGATTTTCACAAGACATACCTTCTACGGTTGTTCCCCACTTGAACTTAATATACTGTTCTTTTTCTGATGCTCGTTCAATATCATTTGCCTTCCCTGCTACCATATCTTTCCATACTTCACGAAACATTAATCGTGATTTCTTGTAAGATAATCCAACAAGCCAAATCTTTTGATTCGGTTGTGCTGCATAAAATTCTGCTTCACGAAACGCTGCAGTAGTTTTACCATATCTTCTACCACAAATATTTACAAAATAAGAAGCACCTGCTTTCTCTGGGAAGTGTAGTTTACGCTGACCTGCGTGAGGTACATAGTTCATATAATCGAACCATTTTTGCTTGAACTCAAACTCTTTAATTTTCTTTGACATTCTAATTGTGATTAATTTAATTCATAATTAACTTAATGTCATAATATAATCCACTAAAGGAGTAAAAATGTCTGAATTAGAACAGAATACAGCCGTTGAGGAAG